GCACCGTTTCTTACTTCCGAAACGGTTTTATCTGGCACTTGTGGTGCTTGACTTGTCATCAGTCCTCTTCCTCCAATGTCCAATGTAATCGATCATCTGGTACCGTATAGTGTAGCCGATTTCCAGATAACGTATATTCCAGACCTGGTACGGTTGGCTCTAAACCTGGTGGACCAACCGTACCGATGGCACCAACCCCTTCAACACCAGTAAGTGAGACAGTTATTGAAGGTGATACAGAACCAACAGCACCGGTACCTTCCTCACCAGTTAAAGCGACTTGTATTCCCACCTCCGGAACGATTGTTCCAATGGCTCCGGTACCTTCCTCACCAGTTAGAGATACAGATATTGCAAGGGATAGAGAGCCCTCGACACCGATACCTTCCTCACCAGTTAAAGCGACTTGTGCCCCTACCGAAGGGGTTATGGTTCCCTCGGCACCAGTTCCTTCTTCGCCAGTAAGATTTACAGATACTGCAAGCGAGAAATCCCCTTCCGCTCCTGTGGCTTCTTCCCCAGTTAGAGATACAGATATAGCAGTGGATAGAGAGCCTTCCGCTCCGGTACCTTCAACACCTGTTATGGGAACTTCTGTTGCTCCCACCGAGGGAGTGAGTGTGCCTTCTGCACCAGCGGCCTCTTCACCAGTTAAAGGCACAGATATGGCAAGTGAGAGACTTCCCTCGGCCCCTGTACCCTCTTCACCAGTGAGAGCTACGAAAACCCCTGCACTTGGAACCAAGGTGCCAACAGCGCCAGTAGCCTCTTCCCCGGTTAACGAAACTGATATTGCAGGAGATAGGGAGCCCTCTGACCCTATGCCTTCCTCGCCAGTTAACGATACAGATATTGCAGTGGCGAAAGAGCCTTCCGCACCGACACCCTCTTCGCCGGTAAGGGGAACGCTAATAGATGAAGTTAAACTTCCTTCTGCTCCTGTACCTTCTTCTCCTGTCAACGGGACTGCTATTGCAGTAGCAAAAGAACCTTCCGTTCCTGTTCCTTCGTTACCAGTAATGGGTATATTGACGCTAACACCAGGAATTAATGTTCCTTCATTACCTGTGCCTTGATTACCTGTTATTGCAACACTTATTGAGGCAGAAATATCTCCTTCTGCGCCTGCCCCAGAGTTACCTGTTAATGTGGCCCCCTCTCCTGCGGCAACAGCAGTTTCTTGTAAAATCCCCCATCCTGGCGCAGTCCCTTTCTGGCTTTGGGTTTCTGTTATTACACCCAAGCCTGGAGCTGTGCCTTTTCTGGCCATTATGACACCGTTATGCTGTCATCATAATGTAGAACTTGTCCAGCCTCTTCTATACCTAAATATACGATTGCTTTTACATAACCGACTTCATTTATTGTGATTGTTTTTTCAAACTTGGCTGATCTTGAACTGCCGGGTTCCCCTGTCCAATTAGCCAACCCAGTACCAGCAGCAAGAGAACTTCCTGCGCTGGAAATATCTGTATTTCTGGTGGAGTATTTTTCCCATTTTGCGTCATCAGCAGTGTCATAAACATAAATATCCATCCATGCCTCTGTATCCGTTAATGCACTTGTAAAGTTTTCAACAACCTCAACGGTGAAAATAGTTGACCCTATAGAATCTACATAAACATATAATGGAATCCCTTCTAAAGGGGTTTGTATTGTTGTATTAGAATTCGGGTTCATTTCATATGAGAGTCTAGTAGATCCATCCTCATCAACCAAACCATTATTATGGTAACTTGTTATATTATAACTGGTTACACCTCTAAACGTGTGAACTTCGTTTCTGTAGCGTTTTGCGTTTCCTGATCCTGGTTGATCACAACCGCTGACAACAACTATCTGACCCTCACCTTGAAAACCCCCATCCGTTATAGATACACCTGAAGGCAAAGAACACGCATTAAAATCAACTCGCAATTGCGTATCATTGGCGGGCGAAATATCCACCAAAGTATCATTTGTTAATGCTGAAAAATCACAAGCATTAAATGCATAAGTCGAATGTCTTGCGCTAGTTATTCTCAAAAGGCCATTAGTGATTGCATTTCCTTGGAATTCACAATTATCAAAAGTAATACTATTATTAGTATTTAATATCCACCCACCACTTCCACTAGAAAAATTGATAACGCAATTATTATAATAAGCGAAATTATCAGCACTCGCGGAGCCATGCTGAAGTATTGAAGATGCTCCCGTTAACGTAAGGTGACAGTCTATAAATTTAACTGAATCTGCGCCATTCCCAGGAATAATATTATCACCACCACTAAACCTGACCCCATGAAAAGCAATAAAAGTAGTAATTGTAATATCGGCGGCACCACCAGTAACGGCATAATTTACAGTAGCATCCGAATTGTCATAAACATCAGTTCCAGAGTTAACCCTATATACAGGACAATGAACAGCACGAGTGGCATTGGTAGCGCCTAGTGTTTTACCAGAACCGGAAGTCTCTGCGCTATTATGAGCCAGCCATATAACGTCTCCAGGATTCCATGCGGTTAAAGCTGCCGGAAGGTCTTCATAAGCATTTGTCCAGTCTGTGCCATCATCACCACCGGATGCGTTACTGTCACAATAAATAACCGCCACTATTCCCAATCCTCGGGGGTTTCAGGCCAAACGCGCAATTCTTCAGCATCAAAGAATGATTGGGTGCCACTGTGTTCATTATATCTAGTCTCCACTAACTCATAATCCACGGCCTGTACCCCTAAATAATTATGACGTTGAGGTGGTGGAAGTCCTGAGCGAATTTCTATTTCACGAAAAAAGTTCAACGTGTCATTAAATACGAAACAATCAATGAGAGGCATTATTCTCCCCAACATACGCCGATCAAAATCTGCTTGGGGTTGGTGATTAGCAACATGGTCAACAAATTGACGCTGGTCAACAAGGTTCATATACTTATGTATCTCGTCAATACCTAATTCTTCGTTGACTTGATCAACCCTAGTTATAATATCCGCAGCAGCATCGAAAGTGTCAACTTCAATAAAATTAAATCTCAGCCATTCATAATCTTCAGGAATAACATGAAAATAATATTTAAATCTCAGAAACCCCGGCGCAGCAGGTGCAGTTTCGTATCTGTAAGTATCTACTGGCATTACGCAATCCTTACAAGGCCATCACTAGCATCATTAGTAGGCATAGTTAGGGTGAAATCAGCCGCCGTAATATCCTGAGAGCTGAACGTATGGACAGAAATTTCCTCTTTACCTATTGCAGAATCGTTGTATAACACTGCAGCATCAAAGGCAGCACTGGACGTTAGATTTGTCCAAGTAAGATTAGCCGAAGGGGTCCAAAATGCCGTAGTTCCAGTTGTAGTGGGTTCAGTTGCATTCGTTACTGCCTGTCCGCCCTGGGTATAGTTACCACTAGCCGCCAGTTCACCAGTCGTATTGTAGACAGTATCAGCCACGCCCCTACTTGCTGATACCAAGAACAGAGCAAGATTAAAGACATCTTTAGTGGTCACAGTTCGAACACCATTTGCTGCTTGAGCGCCAAACGCATGAGATCCGTTTAGAAATTCCTGTTTTGCTGAAGTACACATTGCTTGAACATTTGCCATTTCTTAATCTCCTGTTATTTCAACATTGCCGCTATACCCTCGGCACACACATTTCGTTTAAGTGTCACATGCGCGCCGCGCTTTACAATCACGCCGTTAAGACGCCATTCGGTCCATGTGGTATATTCATTCTTGTTATTTAAAACACCTTCCGTTTTAACCAAACGACTCTCATCTATCATTTCCCTTATACCATCGATTTCCACCAATATGTCAGCCATGATCACACCTTTTCAAATTACATATCTAAATATTTAATACCACAGATAGGCATATGTCAATTATCATATCGAAATATTAATTGCCCGTAACACCCCTCAATTACCCCCCAGTGCGGGGTATTATAAGTTATTGATAATTCCACACTTATACCCTTATACCCTCTATACCCCTTACTTTTATTAAATAGTAATAATAATATATATAGAAGGTATGTAGCGTATAGCACGTAGGATTCCTAGAGATAAGTTTTGTACGGGGTATTTCGCAAGTACGGGGTAAACCTTATAAATCAATGACTTATACGTACCCCGTACAATACCCCGGACTCAAGTGCGGGGTGGAAAAATGGCCTATATTGGGCACTTACTTCATATTGACTGTATAATCAATATAGCATCGACCACTTACTTTCTAATGACTACACCGTCAATATAGCATCATCGTCCATGATCTTGCATTAATTCCTTAATCTCAATGTGGGAATGATCCGATTCAGCGAAATCATGTGGATGATTTGGTAATGCAAAATTGTGTGGATGTTCTTTTATCAGCTCAACCACCTCAACTTCCTCCCCCATCCAATAATTGACATTGAACCCAAGCGAGGTAAGCAGGGCCAATATTGCCACAGCGATCACCGCCGATATAGGTTTGTTTTCCAGCACCAACTTTATATATTTATACGCGGCGTCTTTCATTATTAGAATCCCCAACTAAGCCCAGCGTTCCACCCTTCATTACCGTCAACAAAACTGACAGATCCACTTAATAATACTTGATCCATTCGCCTCGCTAGTCCAAAGGCGAACGCCTGAGAACCATCGTGGCCACCGATAGCAATGGCCCCCTGCATACCATATCGGTTAGGATCAAAACGCACCCCAGCGGCCGCCATGGGTAGCGCCAAGTTAAGCTCATTGGTAACGGTGTCGGGATTGTGGTCATGGTGCCTGTAATCGGCCACAACCAGGGAAGGGAATAATAGTAACAATAAATAAAAGGTTTTCATGATAAGATACTCACAATATGATTGATGTGTAAATATCTTAGTTCATTGAGCTCTCCTAGTCTTATTTTTGGTTAACTACATTCATTATCCAGAAAATCATCCATTTTTCGTTCATACCTATCACACAATTTTACTATATCAACAGCATTACTGCGTAATTTCACCACAGAAGGCCAGTCCATTTTATCAATTTGTGTATCTTTTTCTTGAAGACTAGAGTTTATTAATTCATTAAAGTTTATTTCCTTCATATCTAATCCTTTAGTTTTGGGCGCTTGGGTATGAGGTCGTCATACTCAGCGCCATTAGTTAATTGAGTTCCTTCAATTTTCCAGCTTCTTATCCACCCACCTACAGAGCCATGAATAGGATAGACTTCTCCGCCATCAGTAGCATATATCCTCACCTCTCTACCATCCCTAGTCATCACCTCACCGCCGTCATCTATGTGTTGTTTTATGTTCATTGGTTATTCTCCAAAATGCTTCACTGCCATAGCATAGATTTCTTTAATTGTTGTCCAACTAACCGTTGTTGTAACGTCAATAATTCCATATCCACCGCAAGTTGAACAATCATCTAAAAAATCACCGAGGATTAGAGATGATTGATAATCAATACCATCACCATCACAATCTGGGCAGGGATATTCTATACTTTCTTTAAATTCACCAGATAGTAAAGCCTTAGCACCATTTTCAACAGTCAATTCTCTCGGCATCATTACTGTTTTAGTTTTCATCTCACCACCTCGTTAATCAATAAAACACGCCTCATTCTTTTCCCACTGATCCCCACAATCTGCTAATGGATCATGGTGACTAAGCGCAAAAAAAGCTATCACGAAGAATGTTATGACAATGGTGAAAAATATTATTCATCCGAACATTATGGTTCCATAGCCCAAAAGGCCAACATTACAGCGATTAGTAAACCAATTCCGACACCCATTAAAATTAGGGATAGTTCATACATATCAATCACCCCATAAAATTACGTTATAATTTAAAAATAGATAATTATTACCGTAATCCTCACCGGGAAATACATCGGCCTTGCCATCCTTCCATATTTGTGATGTATGCTCGACACTGATACTGAACGTATGCCCATCTTTGGAATATATATTTTGATTCAAAGTAAAACGTCCGGCGGGCTCGATACAATAATCACTATCATGATCACAAATACCCAGTGATAAGGTTGCATCCACGGCATGAATGAAAGTAGATGCTGTGAGTAATATGATTAGTAATATATATTTCATGTCAAAAGTTAAAACTGTTCTTTCGAGTGTAAAGTTCTACGCGCAAGATCCCACGCTTTTGGTTGATTCTCTCGGTAATACTCATCTTTACCATGCTCATCTTTATAATCTTTGAGGTTTACTAATAAACGTAAAACAAACTCATAATCATTCGCTGCATTTTCTTTATTTTCTGCCCGACATCTCCAGCATGGTTTATGTAGCGCACCATCATTATGGCCATGCTTACATGTAATACCCATATTATTTATCCTCAATTACTCAACAGAATCAAATTAAAATATATCAAGCCTGTAAAGATGTCGAACCATAGTATTGTGATAAATGGTTTCATTAGAAACTCCATTCAATTATCATAAGTGAGGCGCCACCTAACGCGGTAGCAAAGGCATCCTTGGCGTCGGGTTTATCGTCATATACTTCCTTGGCAATACCCGCAGCAACCGACCACCCAAAGGCTTGCCATTGATTCTGTCCGGCCAACCTGGCCACGGTATAGACCAGACCACCCGCTATGAAATGCTGTTTCTTATCTTCTGCAATTTCAGCATAGGCCGGTGTGATAGATAATAATCCTATTATCACCCCAAGCAATGCATATATAAGCCGATCATCTGATGATTTCATAACTCACCTTTTAATAATTTTGTGCTTTCTTAACAAGTAATGCTATATCTGTTTTTGTCGGATAATCTGCCAATTCCTGTACTATTTTAAGAAGTGATAATATTTCCTCGACTGGCACCCAATCTCCATTATCACTCAAAAAAATATTGTCATCTTTGTCATGAGTCCAACGTGTCATATTCATAATTCCCTCACCATCTTCATCATTGCCACTTCTTGAAAAAACAAATCCTGATCAATCTTGAGAATGACCAGACTATGCGGCACTGAATCAGTCACCGCGTCCATCATTACGCAGATCATGTCAAATTCATGATTAAGGAAGTTTAATAATTCTTTAGTCATCATTTAACCCTCTTGACATAATATTCGCCATGTAGACGGTTTGTAACGTATTTATGAAGCTTCTCCCTGTCCTGGGGATAGATATACACTTCGGCTTTTATTAAGCCCTTGTCGCGCCTCTCCTGGCGCTTGCGGGCCATTAGTTCTGATTTAGGTTTCATTTAATTACCTTATAGCTGGAGGCAACCCACAAACTTCTTCCATTCCAGGACCAAAAGCGAATACAAAAGACATTCTTTGCGCGCGAATACGCTTCTGTAAATATTTAGGGCAACTAATGAGAGCTTTATCAAAAGCGGCAACAATGTTACGAGCTTCATGATATGTATATTCACAATCACCTTCTGAAATAATCTCAGGATTAATACCCACATTAGAAGCAGTTAATGTTTGATACAAACCAGATTCGATAAGTATTAAGCTTTTCATTTCTTCTAATGTTTGAACAAACATTGTCTTATCTCCCGTGTTTCTCTTGATGTTGTTATAATTATAGCTGAGTAACGTGTTACTGTCAAGGAAATAATATTCATTTATTCCTAACCTCAACAAGAAATTGATTAAATATTTCCTTATCCATTGGGCTTAATCCATCAACTATATTACCTATAAACGGATAACCAGCTTTGCGATATTTAGATAAAGCTATTCTCATGATAGCTGATTCTTTTCCATTGAAAGCATTGATTGCTTTTTTAATTTCTTTTTCACAATCAAATCCTTTTGCTGGCTTAATTGCACAAGTAGTACCGAAATGTTTTATATCACCTGTTTCTGTATCTTCAACCCATACAACACGTTTTAGGCCAGTTTTACCACAACACTCACAAAAATTTTGATCATCATTTACGCCTAATACTTTAAACCTGCTCATTTTCTTATCTCCCGTGTTTCTCTTGATGTTGTAATTCTTTAGTCATTGTATTATTCCATATTGACGATAGTGTCATTATACAATATAGACCATGGGGTGTCGGTGTCAAGCCTTATCTTTAATTGCTTTTAAAATTGAATAACCGATATATTTGGAACCTGTATAACCTTGCTCACCTTTATAGCAAACTCTTGTCACAATACCCATTTTAAAAAGTATGTTTCTGTCTGCTTTGCTAATAACATCACCATCCCAAACCGGACCATTAACAAGTTGTGTAAGTTGTTCTATTAGATGTTTAGGAAAAATTAAAGCAATGGCGTGAACCGTATCAAAATAATCATATTTATCATCATTTGATAATTCCACAAGTGCCGTAATTATTTCATTGATTTTCATGTTGTTCTCCATTATGGGGCACCAGTGTCAAGTCTCATTTTGGTAAGATTGTTTATACCTTGGCAATCCTGATATATACGGGATACTTCGCTAGGGGATGTCAGATTACAATAGAGATGATCTTTCTTGATGAATAGTCGAGTTTTACCACCATCCCATAAAATAGCGGTATTGACCCGGCCATTATGGAGCGCCGGGTGCCAATCGTAACCAAGCGCCTGTAATACTTCCCGACGCTTATTATGGGGAATTAATCGATCCATCCGCGTCGCCTTGAGTAATCGCTCCAATGCCATAGACGATACCCAGCCACCGGCAAAGCCTGGGCGCCCCTCGTCGATCGCTTCCATTATCTCCTGTTCCACGGCACCCAATGACATCGCCAAGGCTTCCTGTGTGCTACTAGTGGTTGGAGCTCTATGGCATGCACCGGCTGGGTTCAATTCATTAGGAATGGAATAAGTCTCAAGGTATTGTGCCACCCTGGCGTAACCATCTTTACGTAACCATTTATAAAGCTTGGGGAAGTAATCACCATCCATACCGTCGCGTTTCAGATCACCATCAACCTGTTGCGCGGTATAAAATACACAGAATCGGCGATCGGTGCGGGTTTTACGGATGGCATCTTTATGGTTGCTGTTCAACATAAAATTAGCAACATTATCGCCCATGACCTGGCTTTGTTGCATTGCCCGCATAGCTAGACGGCTATTGGTAATCATCGGTTTAAGTATCTCGATCACTTCTTTTTTATGATCAGGAACGTATACATCCTCAACACCGATAAATAACTTATTAAATAACCATTCGTTAAATTTCTCGGCTATCTCATTGGCCGGTGGCATGTGTGAGTACCGCTCGCCAATCGCCTCAACCACACATTGTGTGAATAGCGTCTTGCCGTTACCCTCGACACCCTGCAGCAAGGGTGCCCACTGGAATTTAACGCCTTTATATTGGATACAGGCCGCCATATAGGCCAATAGAATGGATTGGTCCCGAACGTCCGGCAACACCTTTGCAACATGAGAGAGGAAGGGTGTTATATCACCGGACGCACGGGCCGTCACTATTGGAACATAAGTGTTGACGAATGTCCTGCCATGGAAAGTAATTAATGAACCAGATTCAAGATCGGGTCTAAAACACATCGATTCGGCTTTGGGATATCTAACTACCTGAGACTCGGTGAATGCTTCCCACGCCTTGCGTGTAACTTTACCGCTTTTTTCGCTTTCTAATTGAAATACATATCCACCATAGGTGGCATTAAATTGTTCCGATTTGAGTAATGATCCATTCGGGATAAAAATCCGGTGCATATCCTGGATATATACGCAACCTTTGAAATATTCCATTTGTTGCTGTGCCGCTAAATATTGAAAACCTGTTAATAATATAGGTACATCGATCGCATTAGAGGGTTCAGTCGGCACCCGACCATCACAGTAAACACGGGTGCCCTGTAGCGATATGGCACGGGTAATGGTCATGGTTAAATATGACTTGTGCTTGTCCCATTTGTCCCGTACCAGGCCCGATTGACGCATCAACCGTTCGATACGTCCGCAATCGTTACCCGTCCAAAACGCAAGGTGCTGCGCGAGGGCGGCATCGGCACTTGACTCATCATAGGGTCGATCCTCACCCGGCCATATCCCGGCCAACACATCGGCGTCGGCAATCCATAGATCCCTAAATGATGCACTGGCACCAAATGCAGCCGCCGCACTTTTGGCCTTGAGTGCCTTGGCAATCAATTTGCTATCATCCAACGGACCTGACCATTCCATTATTGGTTCAATGGTCCATTCCTGTTCAACCGCTGCCACCTTGGGTGGGAAGTAAGTTGATACCAATCCAGGTAATACCGGACCACAATTCATGTCGGCCGATCCAATCGCATTGGTGCCAGTTAAGGCCACATATCGGCCGGCCGTATATAGCTCCATGCCAAGCGGTACATTCTTACACGCATGATCGGGCGCCTGACCTTTGCCGATGATGTGCAATCCACGTCCTGACTGTGATACTTCCACGGCGGCACCATTTAACATCGACATAATTTTTATGGCATTATCTGACCAGGTATTATCATTCTGCAGACACTTATCGATATCGACAAAAAAGAAAGGATCCGATTCGGTAAATACGAATCCGACGCCGTAATCAGAACCATATGCTGTAGCGGTATCGATAGCGGTTTGAGCATCACACCATAGATCGGAATTGTGGGCATCACCTACCCGACCGGTGCGATAATCTGCGGGTAATTTATCCTTACGGACAATAAACTGGTTATATTCCGCCAGCGGGGCGAGTGCATCCGGTAGCGACTTCATTTCATCAATATATCAGCGGCGGCCGCTTTTAACTTCTCCGGTGCTTTTCGGGCTTGTTTATCACCAATGACCAACCCTTGCGCGATAATCTCGGGTATCTCTCGATGGATCGCCGCTTGCATGACAGCACGTTTCAATTGTGCCATTGTTTCAAAATAGCGGGTAACTAGGCCCATCGATACACCCGCCTGTTCGGCAATACCATCACGGGTTAAATTATGATATCCATCATTACGGGCGAGATCAATCGCCACATTTAAAATCTGTTCCTTGCGTAATCCAGGGGCGGTACGAGTTTTGCCAACCTGATAGATCAATACATTTTCCGCCTCGGGTTTAATTTCTTCGATAAATTCCGTAAAGTTACACCCCATCACATGCGGGAATGATCCATCGGCAATTCCTGCAGACTCACATAATGACTTACGAGATAAATTTATCAGCCCGATATCCTGAACCATTTTTAACGCTATTCTTTTTACATGTTCACGATTCATTTGTTACCCTCATTATAAAATATAGTGATGTTGGCAAGTGGACTCGAACCACTACACACCGACTTTTATATCATCTCTTGGATGATGCGGGACATCCCCGACCTTCCCATGGACTCGAACCATGCTTGCGTCCTGCACCAACACCACCATAATCTTCTAACATTACGCCATAGTGTCGAATATGTCAACATGACGTAGTGAATGAAGCATCACCACCCAATGATGTGATCAGTTCTATAAATTTTAATTGTGCCTGTTCCCGTGGTGTACCGGTATACACCCATCCTTCGGGCTTTATCTCCCGAGCGACAAACTGACCCGTGGATGATATGCCGATAAGATCTGATGATTTAATTATCTTATTCATCTGTTTCGAGTCATTGGCCAAACCAAAACGAACCGGTACGCCGCGATCATCTTGCAGCACACCGACATTATTCCGCCATAACCGACCACCACGCTGCGATGCCTCAAGGCGTACCCGAGTTTGCACCGCCGCCTCGCTCGCACCATCGATCGGTTTTGGATCAGTCGAAACGATACCCAATTGGCGCCGCAAATCCTCCATCGCCGGAAAGGGTATTTTCCATTCAATTGCCCACTGATTAAGATTCATAATGCAGCCAATGTATTACGATATATTTTATTCACTTCCTGACAAGTTAGTGGTTCGGCACTATTCCATCCCACATCACCATCATCCCTGTAAAAATAATCGTTTATAGTATTGGTTAAAACACGCGTGATTATTCGTAAATAACGCCCTTCGCCAACCCAACACAACACCCCACCTTCAGGGATATTATCGTACCACTTTGATTCCTGGTAAATTTCCCATTGTTCCGGTATATTAAATGTGCATAAACGTTTGATATTATCTTGATTACATAATTGACCATTAACCAAATAATAATATAAATCACCATCCCACCCAATAAATCGAATTTTCTCATCATTCGATAACGCTTGAAATATTTCAGCTTGATTTTTCATCGTACACGCTCCAATTTTTTACTATTGCAAAACCACCGATATATGGATTGCCCACAGCGGTATACACATCACCATCAACCATGTGAACATATCCACCACTCTCGACCCATGTATGGTGATGAATCTTTTTACCATCCAATAACGCTTGAAATATTTCAGCTTGATTTTTCATGCCATACTCCCCAATTGTTGATTAATTCGATCCGCTAAGTCGTACGCCTCGCGGGTATTTAATGCTTGAGCGGTCATTACATCTGTACCAAATGCAAAGTAAAACCGTCGGTAACTCTCACTATCTGGTCGCCCCTGTGCGCGTTGCCAACCCGCCCACCATGCAATCGATGCCCTAAGCGCCTCTTGTGCTTCCTGGCGTAACCTGTGGCGTTTCATTCCCGCATGGATGCCAATCTCAGGTATGTACTTGCCTTCCATTTCGACACGCGCATCCTGGATGCTCATATCTACCCGTTCAATCTCACCGCGCATCATAGCTAATGTCATAGGGTCCAATTCACACAAATCACCATCGACAAATTCAGGACCAGACCGACCGGCCGAAATGGATTTATATCCACAGTAAGGGCAAACTGAATAGATCCGCTCATATACAGCGGTGCATGATGGGCAAGCCTTGACCGGTATCACATCATCGGACGTGTCTTTGCTGCGTTTCTCTCGACGGTCCAAGGTCCAACTACGTCGCACATCGGGTAAGCCGTGACGCTCCACATTACCCACATGATCGATAATAATGGCCTCGGTTTTACCATCAAGCAATCGAAGCGCCCGCCCGAATTGCTGGGCATATAAGGCATAGGATTGTGTGGGCCTGGCCATGCTTACCACTTCAATCGCGGGCAAGTCAAAACCCTCACCAAATAGATCGACATTAACTAATTGTAATAACTCACGTTTACGAAACCGCCGTAAAATGGCCACCCGTTCCGCATCGGGTGTTTTGGCACATACCATGGCGGCCGACACACCTGCAGCGTTAAATTGCGCGGCGATATCTGTGGCCGTTTCGACATCCGTGGCAAAGGTGATACCCAGTTTACCCGATGCAATTCGTAGGTAATGCTTGACCACATCACCGATTACATGTGATTTACGGACGGCGCTTTTTAACTTGACCGGGTTATAATCACCACTCGCGCCGATCGGTACTTGACTAATATCAATATCCGACGGCGGCGCAAATATTCGATAGTCGGTCAAATACCCCATGTTGATCAAATCGCGCATACTTGGACCTTCGATCATAGTGTCAAACAACCCGTCGGAATACCGTCCCAAGCCTTTACCGTCGGCCCTAACCGGCGTGGCAGTCACCCCGAGCCCTTTGGCATTGGGGAACATAGCGGCCGCCTTACCCCACTTGTTGGCCTCTAAAACGTGATGCGCTTCATCTTGCACCCATAATGTTACAGATCGCAACCAGGGGGCCAGCTCACTGTGCCGTCTGATCAGCGTATCCACCCCGGCCGCTGCACATACCGCCGATGGATCAAAATAAGATCGCCCGATATGTTCCATATGGAGACTTACAGCTAATTTAATGACTGACTTTGGTCCGATGATGCGGTGTTTCACTTCATCCTTTGCCAGTGCTAATGATACTTGTGTGACTAATTCCTGACGATGGGCAATTGCCACACTAGGAGCGGCATGTTCCCTCAATATATCCGAGAAAATCACGGTCTTGCCACCACCCGTGGGCAATACCGATAGGACATTAGAAGCGCCTGCACCCCAGGCATCGTATATCGCTTGTTTCGCTTCGTTTTGATAAGGTCTTAATTGCATCGGTTAATCCGATCACATGAAATTTTAAAATATTCCTTATCTTTTTCTATTCCGATGAATACACGATTTAAATTAATACAAGCCACACCAGTGGTACCTGTACCCATGAAAGGATCTAATATAACCGCATATTCAGAAGAAAATGATTTAATCACTTTTTCGGCCAATTCATCAGGAAAAATTGCACCATGTGATTTGCATACTTTCTTACCGCGTTTTATTTTCCATACATTTGATAATGTTCCTCTGTCAAACTGTGCAGTGTTAAACGATCTACTTTCTGGTGCACTATTTTGCAACACCAGCACTGTTTCAAATTGGCTATTCATAACCCCCTGCCCAATGGCTGGTTGTGCATTACATTTATCCCAAATAATAAATTCTTTTATTTTATCGCTAAATTCACCAATCAATTTGAACAGTGCAGGTTTATTTCCGGTAAGAAATTGCACATTGTAAAATATTAGATCGGAAACCCGCAATAACTCGTATATTACTTTTTTATTAAACTCAAAATAATCGTTCATCGATAAATTATCATCGAAATTTTCATATTTAGTACTGAGTTCCTTTACTATTTGCCGCGAACAATATTTACCGTTTCTAATCCGTAAATTCATGTTATATGGGGGACTAGTCAATACCATGTCAATCGACCCATCTGGTATCTGTTTCATCATTTCAAGACAATCGCCTTGCATTAACCAGTGATAATTCATAATTTAACCTTCTTCTTAAGGGATTTTATATATGCATCATAACGACGTCGCCACACGATAAGCCGTTCAATATTTCTAATTCGTAGTTCCGCCTCTCTTTGTAGATCGCTAATCATTTTCAATCGCTCCATTATTTCATGTTGACAGTATCGACAATATAGCATACTCTTTGTTCACGTCAATAACAAAACGAGGAAAAATCAATGAATAATGTGAGCGTAACCGTACCGATGGAATATAACGCCCTAATGCGGGCATCTTGGATGCTTGAAAAAATGGCAGAAGATTTACGCAGCGATAAACCTCCCATATTGGAAGCAATAGACAAGACTGCCTCTATTGCCAATGCCGTGATTAATGAAATTAACGAGCGAGGTGGTGATAGTGTACAAGTAGAACACAATATCGATGTTCTCAGTGGTGCCGATACTGCCGTTGAATTAGATGTCGAGGGTTTCCCACATGATACTCGTATCCATGGTATCGCAAGGAAAAAGAAGGCAACCGGTGAATGGAAGAAAATCCGCAACATCGACCCTGAAATGGTCAAACATGTCGAGTGCGAATTACGTGCGGCTATGGCGATCGATGCATCTGATCCGTTCGTTAATAACCCCTTACCGACATCTAATGCAATTGCGGACGATGCAGCACCACCCCCACCGACCACAATGACCTTTCCCGAGTTGTTACAAGCGATTACATCGGCACAGATAGCGCCGGATGCTGTGGCATTAGCGGTGAAAAATGTCGGCCTTCCTGCATTGTCATTGTTAGCAGCTAGACCTGATCTAGTGCCAGCGGTACAAGCTGAATTGTTCGTCGGGGGTTAATATGTCGGAACATTCAATAATCCCACCATCATCGGCAGGTATATGGGGTAAAACCAATGGATGCACCGGTTGGGTAATGATGGCCCAACAATGCCCCGAGACCGAACAATCCATCCATGCCATGGAAGGTGAAGCATCGCACGAAATAGCGGCCAAGATGATTAGTGCCGCCACTCGCGGCAACATTGGAATGCCCACTCGCGCCATCATCGATGAAACAGCATCTAATGGTATTATCATTCGTGATGATATGTTCGACGCCGCAAAAATGTACGCTGATAATGTGATCACTGAAATGCAGGAGCGCCGGGTTTTTGATCCCTATGTTGAATATAAGATCAAAGCGCCCCGAGTACATGCGTTATCGTTCGGCACCGTGGATGCTGGTCTATATGATCACAAGGAAAAACACCTGATCGTGTGGGATTATAAATTCGGGTTTGAAGTTGTCGAAGCGTTTGAAAACTGGCAAGGTATTAATTATGTTGCTGGCTTGTTGGATGATCTTGTTGGAATAGATGACCAGCATACCCGCGTGACTATCCGCATCGTCCAACCTCGGGCGATGCATCGAAATGGACCAATTCGAGAATGGTCAGTCATGGCCAGCGATCTACGTGGTTACATTAACACCCTAAACCATAATGCCCACAAGGCATTAAGTAATGAAGCGGAATGCCATAGCGGCACCCATTGCAAACACTGCCAAGCGCGACATGGATGCGAGGCGGCCATCACTGCAGGTATGGGATTATTTGAGGCGACCAGTAAACCCCAAGTATTACAAATGAGCCCCGCCGCTACTGGTTTGCAATACTCCATCATCCATCGTGCCCGTAAACATCTTGAAAGTTTAGAGACAGCATTCGAGGCACAAATCATGGGAATGATACGCAAGGGTGTTGGTGTACCTGGTTGGATGGTTGAACCAAAGATCGGTCGATTGAAATGGGACAAGCCAATCAATGAAGTGGTTGCCATGGGCGATATGATGGAACATGACCTCCGCAAGAATGAAGCGATAACGCCAACCCAAGCCATCGCATTAGGTGTTGACGAATCCGTCATTATGGCGTATAGTAGTAAATCAAACACCGGACTAAACCTAGTACCGGATGATGAAACCAAAACAAGAGAGGTATTTAAATCATGAGCATAGATGTATTAATCGAAGGTCGCCTAGTGTGTGGCCATCCAATGACCCGCCGTCCCGTTAAAAAAAGAGATCCGATCACCAAAGTCGAGACGCCTGTCATTAATGCCGATGGTACCCCTGTAACCGATGTATATGTCGGTATCGCAATTCCTAAACTAACCGAATCGGACTGGAAACAATCAGCTTGGGGTCAACAATTCTACGCTGCAGGTGTGCAAGATTGGCCCAATGGTGAACATGGATCACCCACCTTTGCATGGAAAGTGACCGATGGTGATAGTCAGGTACCTAATCAAAAAGGTAAAAAGCCGTGCGATCGTGAAGGTTGGCCCGGTCATTGGATCGTGCATTGCACCACTCAATTCCATGTATCATGTTTCCATGTGGGCAAATACGATCCCCTTGAACAAATCCAGGTAGACAAGGAAATTAAAACCGGTGATTATGCCCGCGTATTGGTCAACGTCAAAGGTAACGGACCCAGCCAATCACCTGGTATCTATGTGAACCCCACAAAGTTCGAGCTATCCCGTGCCGGTGCTGTAATCATTTCCGAATCGGGACCATCAGCGGCCGAGGTGTTTGGGGGTGCACCGCTACCCGGTTCAGCTCCAGGCACAGCATCGGCCGCCCATATTATGGCACCACCACCAACCACAGGTCCAGGCATCGCACCTGCACCGGATTTCCTAAAGCCTGAAATGTCGATGCTAGATGGTAAAACGTATACCGCCGAACAATTAAAAGCGTCGGGATGGACCGATCAACAGATCGCGACACTACCAAAGGCAACGTAGTTTTATGGACTACGCCCTAACATCTTAATCCGGTGGATGTTGCCGAAAACCGGGCATAATGATAAATGTTCAATAACTCGGGTGGTGTACCTCTCTGCACCACCCAATTTTTAAGGATTGATATGTCTTTGCCTATAACTTATCTGATAATAAATGGGGAAAAGATTTTTAACCAAACTTATCAGTCATTAATTAAAAAAATACCGTGGTACTGTATAGGTAAAAAGCGTAAATATTTATTAAAACGCTGCAATATGATCGCGTCTAGAAAAGCTGCCCATGCAATGACTATGGAAAATTTACCATTCAGAAGATTAGAAATAGTATTGATCGAAATAAAAGGTCTTATAAAATGACTAACTCCCTCGATTGGATTTATGACCTTGAAACCTATCCGAATGTATTTACGGCGGCATTCAAACATCCCGCCACGGGTACCCGGATGTTATTTGAGATATCCGACCGACACAATGACATCTATACCCTGATTGATTTTTTAACGGCTCTCAAGGGCACACGGTGCCGTATGGTGGGGTTTAATAACATCGGATTCGATTATCCAATCATTCATTTCATCATTGAAAACTATCATCTTAATCCGACCGTATCAGATATTTACAATAAGGCGGCTGATATTATTGCCACACCATGGGAACATCGATTCGATAATGTGATATGGGATCAAGACATCCACATCCCACAAATTGATTTATATAAGATACATCATTTCGATAATGAATCGCGCCGCACATCATTAAAAATGCTCGAATTCAATATGCGATCAGACAACATCAAGGATCTACCCTATGCACCGGGTACGCCGCTAACCGATCCACAAAAGGATGTATTGATCGAATACAACAACCATGATGTGGATGAAACCGAAAAGTTTTATTTTGAATCAATACCAATGATCGAATTCCGCGAACAATTGAGCGAGAAATATGGTCGTAATTTTCTGAATCATAATGATACTAAAATCGGCAAAGATTATTTTATTATGAAACTTGAGCAAGAGATACCTGGCTCATGTTATATGTATATTGATAATAAACGTACACCACGGCAAACAATTCGACCATCGATCCGATTAGCCGATGCAATACTCCCCTATATACAATTTAAACAACCTGAGTTTCAACGTATCAAACAATGGTTATCGTCACAAGTGATCACCGAAACCAAAGGAATATTTAATGATCTTAAAGCCACGGTGAATGGTTTTGATTTTGTATTCGGCCTGGGTGGTATCCATGGATCGATTGAATCACAAACGATATATAGTGATGATGATTTTGTGATCATTGATGCCGACGTCGCGAGTTATTATCCAAATCTGGCGATAGCGAATCGATTATACCCTGAACATTTAAGCGAGCAATTTTGTGATATTTATAAGGATGTATTTGAACAGCGCCGCCAGTATGCAAAGGGAACGCCAGAAAATGCCATGTTAAAACTTGCGCTTAATGGTGTGTATGGTGATAGTAACAGTAAATACAGCCCGTTTTATGATCCGCTATATACGATGAAAATTACGATCAATGGTCAATTATTATTATGTCTATTGGCTGAATATTTGATAATGTATATTCCCGGTCTTGAAATGGTTCAAATTAATACGGATGGTTTAACGGTCAAATGCCCCCGTGGTCAATTAGGTAGATATTACAGCCTATGTTATTGGTGGCAAGATTTTACCAAACTTGAATTAGAATACGCTGAATATTCTCGAATGTTTATCCGTGATGTAAACAACTATATTGCTGAATATGAATCAGGCAAGATCAAACGCAAGGGTGCATATGAATATAACCTTGAATGGCACCAAAACCATTCCGCATTGGTGATACCTAAAGCGGCCGAGGCTGCACTGGTACATGGTCAAGATATCGCTGATTTTATTTATAATCACAATGATATCCATGATTTCATGTTGCGTACCAAAGTCGGTCGATCAGATCAATTGATCCTTGATAAAACTCTCGAACTGCAGCGCATCACTCGATACTATGTCGCTGTAAATGGTGATACATTAACTAAGATAAGCCCACCAACAAAAGGGTGTCAGGTTGGACAATGGAAACGTGCGAATGGTTTAACCGATGCGTATTATAATTCGGTACTTACTGATTTAAAATTGATAGGTGATATAACGGATGTATTAAATTTACCATGGGACGAACGAATCAATACAAAAAATAAATCTAAATATGTAGAACGTCGAACAAATTATCATGTCGGTTGGGTGGTTGCACCTTGTAACAATATCAACGATGCCGACCGCAACAATATCAATTTTGATTATTATATTAATCAAGTTAAAAAACTTGTGGAGCCGTTGCGATGAATGATAAACAAACGAAGAGCTTTAACATGGGTTTACCATCAATAAAATCTGTAATGCCTGGGCAATCCCTCGGCGAACTAATACGCGCCCTGCAGGATTACGGGAAACCGAGAGTCGGATTATTAAGTGGAGGCTGGCACGCTTCCGTAGACATGTATGTAACTTCTAAAGGTGCATCCTTCGACATTAAATCAGATTTCACTCACGACACACCAGAGGAAGCCGCTACTGTCTGTTTGCATAGAGTACATGAAACATTGGCTGATTTAAAAAATTAATCATGATTATTATATTAAGGAAATATTACGATGACTATTGAATGGATTAAACCAGAGAAAACTTACAAGCTCCGAGCCCCTATCAGTGATCATGCCATTTACTTTACTATCGTTGGTAAAGATGCCCCTGAGTCATTTTTTATCAATAGTAAGGAAATGAAATCGTTTCAATGGATTGTGGCATTAATGACATCATACTCGCGCCAGTGTCAGGCGGGTCGAAAAATTGATTTAATCATCGCAGATATGTATGAAACATTCGATCCAAAGGGTGGTTATATTATCCCCGATGGATCGGGTGACATGGTTCACGGAATCATTCATCATTTAGGTACTATATTGGAAAAGCATGTTAATGCGATATCTTAATCATATTAGTTTTTGATAATAAGCTGTTCTACTAATACCGGTATTATTATAAATTCTCATGTTTGTACCATCAAACCACATGAAACCACCACCTCCTTGACCGATTCCACTTTGACGCCAACCCCCTGATACAAATATTTCAATATACATTGCCGCATCTGATGCACCAGCAACAGTCCAATTATAAAAACCCGCCGAGGGTGTCCATCTTGTATTATCAGCAATTGCAACCGATGATGCCGAGCCGATAGCTGTATTAACTTTATCCCCTAATTGAATAGTATTATCACGTATACAAGTATTAGTAACCGCCTCACTGCCACCACTTTGTTCAAGTGCAGCCGTTTGTGTTTTAGACGCCCCGCTTGATCCCTCGGTTTGAGCGATCGGGTTATCCCTTAATAACGTGAATAAAGCCTCATTTAATGGGCTATCGGGATCTATCGAGGTATCTGGTATTGCTGTATAAGTTGTCATATTATTTTATACGCTGGTTGCCCATCACTTAAAAATACATTGCCGTTATCACAAATCCATCCGGCCCCTGGTTGTGCTGTTTTTTCGGCTTCACTTGCCGCTGTATATTCTTTTGCCGCCGCGCCGACCGCTGTAACATAACCAAATATTCCAACCCCAACGGTATCAAATGCACTACTCAATAGTTTATATTTATGTTTGGTACCGATCACCGCCTCATCAACAGAAATCACCTGCATATTTTTTAATAATTTAGCACCCGTAGCATCTTGCAGGATTCGTGATTGGATAAATAATTCATCACCTGGTCGCACCGATGAGTCTTTGGCATCCATTGTCAATTCGATAACAATTGGATTATCCCTAAACCTTTCAATCATTCGATTTGAGACAACCTTAGCGACCACATCATCGGCACCATGGGCGGCGAATATAACCCGTTCGTGTTGCTCATCAAATTCATCGGGTGACTCACTGGATGCATCGACCGTTACCAAAGCCTTGGCATAATTTGCCGCATCCTCACCCTTTGTAGAATCAATCTTATCATAATGATAGTATAGCCTTGATATTCGATCCTTTGGAATTTCTTTTATTCTAAGTGAATCCGCCACCGCATGATCATCATCGTTTAATGTAATCGCTGTGGATAATGGCGGTTTTAATGCGCTCAATATAATAGTTTGGCTCACTTCATCCCAATATAAATCAACACCGAATGATTCAGATAATGACGATAAAGTCTTATTAACGCCAATCGGTTTGGATATTACAGTGGTTACATTGAACCCACTTAACCAGTCTGTTGCCTCGACGGCCCAATCTGCGGTTGGTATATATTTACTTGGTACACTAGCATAATTGGTTAATAAATCTTCAATTACAATCTCGATAGCCACAGCGGTTTTGACATAGCATTCCTGAACTACATCATCGGTCGAATGTGCCGCTGCGGTAGTATTGTTAACCCCGCGGGTTACTGTAAATGTATCTGTGATCCGTGTGAATGTCATTTCCTCTGAACCGATTCGCAAGGTACCACTTGTCGAATAGGCGGCACCATCACCCGATTTAACAATAAAACCAGGGACCACAGCATTGATGTCTATTGATAATTCACCACTATTCGGAATGGGAACCTTGGCACGTTTATCCTCGGTTATAGTGAGAATATCTTTTCCTTTAATAGTGACCTTTCCACTTGAACCTGGTCCCTCGATTCGATCGATGAAATATAATTTATCTTGAAAATCGGTTGAACCTGCAGACACATCGACTAAACCATCCGCATCTAGATAACCAGTTCTTATACGCATGGTTCGACCAATATAATTGGGATTTCTAGCTTTTAATTTTCCAAAATATGTACCCTGATCATAAGGCGTGTAGATTCGTTCATCCACATAGGGGTCAATACCCCTGTCATGATGTGGTGCATCGTTAAATGATGCTGTGATAGTTGCGCGACGGCTTAATCCTTTCTGTGGTTGTATTTCTGTCGGATGTAAATTGATATCATCAAGAAATGGCAATGCTTGCACATCAGGCATCGGCGAAAATGGTTTTACAAATCGATGTATTTTTGGGTTTGATATTTTATATACACTGGTCGAATCGGGATCAATGTCCCACGTTGCCACAGTACATGTATCACTTGATGCCACACTATCTGTAATGGTGCGCTCTTGACCCTCACCTAATCCGTCGATGATTTCAATTTTCATTCCATTGAGCATATCATCATCGGTGATCGCACCGGATGCAAGTTGTATGGTGGTAGCGCCTCCACTCTGAGCGGTGCCGGTTAGGTTCGCCAGAAAATTGGCCCGATCCCTGCAATTTTGGAAGGTATTAAAACATTTAGTACCGCTATCAAGCTCTACCAAAACCACATTATCAATATCAAAGATAGATCCGTCGCTCGCTTGTAGTTCCAATTGTGCATCATGCGATGTGTAATTTATACTCACCTCATATACACCATCGGCCGACACTGCATCGGCATTTTGGTTGCCTATCCATACTAACAAAGCGCCAGCGGAATAATTGGATATGGTGAATCTTACATTGTAATTTCTGAATAATATTACATCAACCGCTTGGATTAGACTCGAATTCCCAAACGGATTATTGATACTTGCCACTCCACCCGAGATAGTCCAATCGCTACCCTTTGACCAATCCGTATCGGTGGCAAAATCGCCATTAGTAACAAAATCATCATCCAGACTGTGCATGACTGCAGTACAAGGCGAGACACCAAATACATTGTTGCACTTGTCGAGTTCAAGCTCGCATAGAATGACAGGCTTTCGGCCAGCAATTAATTTTTGTGTTTCATAGGTCACAATGCATCAACCCTGATCGTCACATTCATATATGTTTCGTCTTGATATCCCGGTGTATTAACGCCACGGGCAGACCAACAAAATACAGCTTCATCAGGAAAGTTATCATCTTCTGCCAAAAAGAAAAACGAACCTGTTTCAATAGCTGCGGATAATAGGGGCCAATGTTGACGAACAAAATTAGCTTCCATATTGGTTAATGATATTGAACCTTTTTTACCGGTACGGATCACTGATTTGCCAATAAGTTGACCACCTTCCGATGTTTGATTCAATACCTCGGATTCTTTTGATAATACTATCGGATTAAAGCCTGATCGTACCCCTGGTAATGTAACTTGTTTACCAAATGATACTGCACCAATACGTGACACACCCCCTGACATATTTATTCGCCACCAATCATGGGCCTCAAAATCAAACGTTCGATAGATGGTATCATTATTGAGTAGGGTCACGGGGTCGTGTGCATCCGTCCATGATGATCCATTATCTGAATACTGCAAAACAATCGTTGCATCATTATCGGCCAAATCATGCGCGGCTACCGCAAGATAGTCGGCACCTGGTAGCCAATCCAACCATGCATCGGGTGCGGGACCACCGGCCTTGAAATACCATTTTTCTTTATTATATAATTCCCGCCTTTCCTCACTGGTCCTTGTGTAATCTGCATATCTCCACAATGACAATGATCCATTTGTTAGAGGGTTTGAATCTTGGACATCGAGGCCAAATCTCAATACGGCGCTTGTGTTCGTCAATGTCAATAATGCCGCACCGGTGGTAGTTGCAGTGAGAACCGCATCGATATATATTGACAATGTACCCGCTGAATATTCACATTCTATAATGTGGTCATTTCCATCATCATATGTGTTTGTTGTTGTCGCTGTCCTAACTGTCGTATCATCATCACAAGTGAATGAGATAGTACCATCGGCATTCATTTGAATTGTAACGCGCTGCGCTGTTGCTGCACTGTCTCTTTCAAATAATACTTCTATAGCTGAATTGGCCGACTCATTGAAATGCCCTAACCAGGTGAATGCATCAGTACCGGGATCAAAATCAGAATTGTAAGGTTGTTCAAGATAATTTGAGGCTGAAAAATTAGAGTATCCAACAATAGTTGCACGACTGGCCACCAACGTTTTGTCTATAGAACCATAGACACCTAAACCATTATCATTAGCGGTACGGTCTGGATCGGCGAGGCGAACCGATACATTATCAATATCACCGTCAAAATCTGATGTGCAGGAGAGAACAAAACTAAGATTCCCATTTGATGTTATTGTTTCAATAAAAGTGTCGTTAGTTGATCGCAAAGCGCCACCTATATTTACACCACCTCCCGTAAATAAAGGTTGTACATTTCCCGCCGTTACTCCGCTAACGGTAAATTCAACAATATAAGATATTCCATCAATAGTAGCTAAATTTTGACTAATCTCTGAAGCTGACCCTGCGGAATGAGTAGCAACACCCGCCGCAATGCTCCATCCCGTTCCACATGCCCAAGTAACACTGCAAGCTGTATCAAACGTACCATCAGTGGCAAGCTCAGTTCCCACCGCTGTTTCGACTGTGGTATCAGATAACCATTGACCTTTAATCCCTGACACTTTACCTAAGAAAGTACCTTGAAGTTGCGCCGGTACGCCGCTGGGCTTCCAAAAATCATATGATAACCCATCATATGCATTTTCCTTTTCATATCCTTCCGCCTCACTTGAAACCGCCACAGTGGCATCAATTAATAAATTATCATAACCAATTCGAGAATTTCCCATTATGCTAATACCGTCGCTTTAAATTCCACACCATCACCTACCTGCTCATTAATTTCTTCCATTAATGTAACAACATCCTCCCCCGTTCTGATCCCTGGTAAAACTGTTACATTTACAATGCGCGTGGGTTCGGCTGTAGGTGCATTTAATGCTTGCTGTGGTGTGGGGGTGCCAATATCCGACGGCACAACCCCACCACCTCCGCCGCCACCCACACTGCCACCACCCCCACCCCCACCGAATGATGCTGATTTGATTTTATTGACTTGAACTAGACCCGCCGCCAATTGAATAGCGGCCATTGCAAATGATAGGGGTGGCGGGTAGGCTGCCAATGCTTGTGTAACGCCCTGATATGTATTAATGATAGCATTGGCAATACCTGCAGCCTTGTTTATGGCAAATAGTTTTTTGCTATGTGTTGCCACGCCTTGGGTCATTTTAATCATTTCACCGACAACATGTTTTGTTTGTTGTGTCGATGACATGGCCGCAAACCTTTCACGGTCTGTAAATCCTTGCCGGGTTATTTCCGTCAATCTGCTTTCTAATTCTTCCTGGCTTGCAACCTTCAATTCATCACGTTCCGCCTGTGTGATAATCCTTTCTTCCTCTAACTCATCGATCAATTCTTCCCGATCCATCCATGCTTGTAATGATCGCTCTGTCTCGGTTGCAAAATGATCCTCCAACGTCACCAGTCGACGTTCTAATCGCTCCCTTAATTTTTCCTGATCTTTGTCTGCTGGTGGTTCTACTGTGCCCTGTGTGACACCACCACCAGCCAACCCGGTAGCAGGTGATTCGGCCTCGGCTTGATTTACCGCTTTAGTGGCTTTTTCCTTTTCCCATATCTTTTCGATTACCTTATCAAGTTCGGCGCGTTCCTCTTTTCTCGCTGCCAAAATTGCCGATGCCGCGTCAAAATCAAGGGCGAATGCGGAAGCAGTGGCGGCCGCAACCGCTCCAATCATATCGCCTAAATCAGTTAATTCCAAAATGAATTGGGTTACTGCTTTAGAAAGGAATGTAAATCCTCCGATCAATGCCGTGGTCAATTGCGTGGCTTTATTAATCAATCCAGGATCAGACAAAAGTGCAGACAGTTCTAAAATAGATGCCTTGGTTGCACCGGCCACCCCAGCTTCGCCCATCTTTAATAATAGGTTATCGAGATTATCACCCATGTTAGAAAAGGCACCATTGATGGTATCCATTTGTTTTTCCATGGCGCCCGCAAATTGTACATCACCAATATTACGGATGAATTGCTCAATTTCTGCAGCATTTTTACCAATATTTGTGGTTACGCCCTGGAAGGTGAACGACACTCGATCGCCTTCAGATTTTGCTTTTATACCAAATTCTTTTAATCGTTCAAATTCCCCGGTGGTTGCATCGGCCACAGCTTCGACAACCTGGTTCAAACTCTTACCCATTGCCGACGCGGTATTACCATATGAAACCAGTGCGGCACTTGAGGGGTCAAGCCCCAGGGCTTTTAATTTTATGAATGATTCAGTAAGTTGTTGAACGGAAAAAGGCGTGGTGCTGGCCGTTGCACGAATCATGTCCATGGCCTCGGTGGCTCCTTCCATTGACCCCGTAACGGTTTCAAGACTGGCGTTTAATTGCTCGAATTCGGCGGTGGTTCTAATGATGGCTGATATCGTGGCCTTGATAGCGGCAAGGGCACCCACAGCGGCGGCAAGTTTCAAGGCTTGTTTTGTTAGGCTACTTGTGGCCTTTTCCGTTTTACCAGACTGAGTTTCAAGCCGATCCAATTCCTTGACCGCTGTGCGTACTCCTTTGCTATCGATCTTGATTCCTAGTTCGGCAATATCAGCCATTTTTATTATGCCTTTTCGATTCGATCATCATTAATACATCAATATCAAACGGTGTTAGATCCGTTACCATTAAACGCTGATACGCATCAATTTCGGTATAGGTCAATCGTTCCTTACTATTTACCAATTGACAATATACACCCCATATCTGAATACATTGCTTTGGTAATTCCGGCGCGTCCCTCAACTCCCCATGCAATATACCCCTTCGATCGCTAACCCGCCGCCATATTTCTATCCGAGTTATCTGTGATCCTTTATCATATCCGTTAGCATAAAATTGCCATTCGGCATATTTGGCTATACGATTAAAGAGGTTTCGATAAAATTTATACGTTTTGCAATGAATCGATCCGCCTGGTCCCGGATGTATGGTGCAGAAATATATAAATTTTTCGCGGCGACTTTAGAAAATGGTAATGAATTACTATCCTTGGTAAGACCACGCCAATCAAGTGTCGCATCGGTTATCGCATTGAGTGAGTTTTCCTCATCATCACTATCATCATCGTCCAATGTGGCCATCATAGTTTTCCGTTCCAAGCGAGATTTAATTTTACGCCACTTCGCCGAATCAACCCCGACTAACTTGATGTATACATCCGTCATTTTGCCATCTGGACCAATGACCCGCATTTCCGCGCCTTCGTCGTGCGCTTCCTTAGTATTTAATTGATTGATATCCATTACAATACAGTCCTGGTTAAGTCACCACTGCCCTTGAATGTAAAATTAGCAGTCACAATGGCATCATTAGCCTGGGCACGTTCGATACTTTCAATTGTTGCAGTACCATTGAAATCGATATCACCACCACTCGCACCATCAGGATGTAAGCTAAGATCCACCGATGCACCCACAGTCATAGCTTCCTGACCTGTTGCGTCGGTTTCGTCCCAAAAGCAATTAACCGATCCAGACCATGATTTGGTACCGGTCAAATGAGATTGTGAAGAATCACCCGAGACAGTATCATCGGCGGTGACTGCGTTTTCGGTTAATGACCAGCTAATCATTTCCGCTACGGTGGCGGTGGCTATCTTTACCAATCCGCCGTTTCCTGTATGTGTGGCCATGTTGCCCCCTTAAGTTAATACGGTCCTGGTCAAGTCACCATTACCCTTGAATGTGAAATTGGCAGTAACGATGGCGTCATTAGCCTGGGCACGTTCAATGCTCTCGATCGTCGCGGTGCCATTGAAATCAATATCATCAGCAACCGCGCCATCCGGTAATAGATGAAGTGCAACTGATGCCCCGACGGTCATAGCCTCTTGACCATTGGTATCGGTTTCATCCCAATAACAATTAATCGATCCTGACCATGATAATGTACCGGTTTTATGTGATTGTGAGGCATCCCCCGCGACGGTATCATCCATCGTGGTGGCGTTTTCGGTTAATGACCAACTAATCATTTCGGCCACGGTGTTGGCACCTATTTCGACCGATCCAGCGTTTCCGATATGTGTAGCCATTTAATTATCCCCTTTTAGTAGTAAATGATAAATATGTAATGGTTACGGGTATTTGGTACCAACCATCGTCGATTAACGCCCTTTCCCTGGATACTGTAACACAGCGTACTATTCTGTCATTATAGGTCAATTCCGTAACCGGTTTAAAATGTTGTGCAATTCTATCCGCTAATCTTACCGCTTCATTTTTCCCTTCATTGGCTTTGATGAATACATCAATTTGATATACTCCGATATTTTTATCAGTTGCGGTAGTCGCCCCAACTGTATTACCTGGTAAAAATGTGGGCCTGATATATGCGATCCCAACCACGGGTTTATAATTTGTATTCTCCCAAGCGACAGGTGTGGTACCACTTAAGGTATGCAACCTCGAATCAAGTGCCGCCTGTATATCGTAAAAAACTGTCATTTTTTTGCATTCTTATTAACGATCTTTTTAAATTCGGCAACCGTTACCCTCAACATTCCCGCCGGTGCCTGACTACTCGATCCAAATTCCACGGCGTTAGCATAGGGTAGATTGTTAGTGATGAATATAGCATCCTTTAATTTGACCGTATTTAATTTTATTGTTTTTCTTGTGACATCTTTTTCTATAGGTAGAATGCCACCTTTTGGTGAATTGATCCCTATCTGCCAATTGGATCGCAATGCCCCGCCTGTATATCCAGCCGGTGCCGGACCCTTCCACAAGCTAGGATTACCGACCGGAGTCCGTTTGACAATCCGCCCAAACATATCCAAGGCGGTACCACGTAACATAAGTGTCGCCGCCTTTTCGGCTTTCTTTTTGAATCGTTTAATATCATCCGAAAAGCTCATATTTTTATGAATACCTCCCAAATTAACGGCGTTCCATCATTTGGATTGGTTGGCGTGGCCTCAATTGTGAACCAGATATCGGTGCCAATAACCACAGTTTGACCGGGTTCCGGATCGAACGTCAAAGCCGCACCGGCCATAAGTAATTTATTAAGTTTTTCAAAGGTTAACTCATCGCGTTTATATCTAATATCGTTCGATGATGCCGGTAATACTGCAGCCTTAACCGTTTGCGTTTCAGTAGTACCGGCGCCATATTTACCTGTGACCGGGTCGAATAACTGACCAGTATCCCTTGATATCGTAATGTCCTTCCCTTTATCAGCAATCAATGACACCGCCGTCACCGATAAACTGGTATAGAAATCAGCCACGAATCGCCACCGCGCTAATACCGCCGGATCCTGCTTTTAATAATTTCTGTAGTTTGGTTTCAGCGGCCTTTAAATATGTGGAATTCCGGGCACCATCCATATAGGTAACGGCAATTTCTCCCACCTTTTCCGATTTGGTGGCTCTTGCTTCATCAGCGAGTGGGTTGGTGCCACCATCGATACCGATCGCTACCTCACACAAGGCATCTTGTAATAATACGGGGATTTCATCGGTATCAACATAGTAACCATCGATCAAAACACCCCACCGTGGCCATTGCAGGGCTTGCTCGTCGCTTCCCTTAACACCTTTGAATGGTTGCTGCTCGATGTAATCCATCGCCTGTATGAGTAATACAGCCTCGGTACCAGTGATAGTTACGTCCCGGTCGGTGGCATAGGTAAGAAAATCAGGCTCGGAAATGTAGCTATTTGCGGTGGCCGATCCTGATCCTGTTTCGACGACAATGGTTGCCATGATTACACACCCAATGCATCGTCGAGATATTCGGCCAATTCTGCTTTGCTACCATTTGTAGGGTATACAACATCAAGCAATTTCAATTGCTCAATAATCCATGCTTTTGAACCTTCCTTTGGTGCTTCATTCTCGCCGAATAACACATCATCAGCGGTCATATCTGATTCGTTAATAGTGACTTTACCATCTGGATGGTTGTTACGAACTACCGTCACAGTTTTTACATAAGCCATATTGTGGTCCCCTGGTTAGTGTTTCCAAGGATGCCCATTCGCCATAAACCGAATGGGCAACCGTAGAACACTACTAATTAACCAAGTGAAATGGCGGTATGTTCCGGCTTGATATTCTTGACACCCCAAGCCAGACCAACCTCATAACGTACCTTGCGATAACCCTTGTACAAGGCAAACTCAAGGCTCAAACCGCTACGTGGATCGGTGATAATCATCACATCATCGGCCAAATCACCCTCGGTCGGACGCGCTGGGGCGCGAGCCGCAAGGACTATTGCAGAACGTGCAAAACACATATTTCGAGTGCTTGCCGCCGACAAAGTGATGGCCGTAGCAGCCGCCGGGATAGCTTGGCGTAATCCAGGGGAAACCAGCGTAATAGTACCACCACCGGATATATCAGCATCGCCCGATGCAACCATGTATTTAGTGGTATCGCCAGCAAACACAAGCAAATCACCGACAAGGATCGTACCAGTACCAGCCGATGCCAGTGTAATGACAGTATCACCAATAGCATAGCCGGCGGTATCAGTGGTACCACTTGCACCTGTACCAGCTACTACCGATTGAGCGATTTGACCAGATTCACGCAATGGCATACCCGCTGTATCGAGCAACACGCCTTGACGCATGATCGAGTCAGATCCTTGGATATTAGCGGCGGATTGCTTACCGATGAAGTTAGCACCGGCAGCGGTATCCATAACGTATTGTGGATCGACGTTTCCGCCCGCATCTTTTAACAGCGCCAGTGTGTGGGATGCCGATGTCAGATCGGCCGCCGTTGCGAACGGGGTAGTCCCGGCCACACCATAACCCACAGGGAACGTAGATTGTAACGCAGCAAGATCCGTTTCGACTTCATTGACCACGGCACGAATGGCCTGGGCGATCTTATTGGCCCGGACATTCATATAACCTGGTCCGGTATTAAGCTCTTTCTGAGCATCGCCAATAAAACCAAATTCAGCGGCACGACTTTTGGTGATGATAACAGGGGTACCACCACTGGTTTGCCCGGTTGGATCGGGAACGGTCATTGCCGGTGTGATATCCCCGACGACTCCGGCGGGTTCCACATCAACAATAATTTCCTGATCTTTTGCGGCGCGTTCCGCCGATGCCGCCATGGTTACGGCGGGGATGAGCCCGGTTAATTCACGGGATACCATATCGAGCCCTTCGTAAATATCGGACACGATCGCGGTAATAGTATTTTCAGCCATTGTTCAATCCTCTATTAATCGATTATTTTGCCCCCGTCCTTAACATGTTTCATACGGGCGGTTGCGTCCAGTGCGTCAAAATCGGCGCGACTAATTGTTTTTCCGGTAGTACCACCACCGTTAGCCCCACCAGAGGCACCGCCGCCAGAGGATTGATTACCCTTGAGAAGTGACCCAAATCTAGCACTGCCAGAAAATTCGGTCTTTAATTGATCAGGGGTTGAAACGGTTAAATTACCTGTTTCATCTAATACTTTAATACCATCCTCGGTATATTTCAACCTACGGGCGATATAATCCGATAATAATTCAGCGTTCACACCCTCGGACAATTCACCTGCCATTTTTAAAGCTGCAATCTTTTCTTCTTTTTTGGCAGTATTAGCCACTAAACTATCATACCTCTCATCCGAGGCCACACGTTCGGCCTCTGACGATTTGAATAGTTGTTCATAATCTTGACTAGCCGTCGCGTTCGCTTTGGCTTTGTCGGCCGCTTCCTTTTCGGCTTTCTTGGCATGTTTATTAGCTTCGCCAATTTTAGCGGTTAATCGTTGGTTATCGGCTTGCGAATCGTCGAATTGTTTTTGTAGGGTATCTAATTTCCCTTGTAATGCTTTGAGCGCATCATCGCCAGCACCACCGGCTCCACCTTTGCCACCATCATTACCCGCTTCGTCCATCTTTATATTATTGAATTTAAACATTTTAATCACCTTTGGTCACTGACCGTTTTTGCGGAACATCCGCGTTATAAAAATACAAAAGGATTCATATCTCTTAATTGTTCTAGGGTATATACGATACCGGTAGGATCGACAAATTTATCAATAGCTAATTTACCGGATCGAAATAGCTTGGATCTTTCCTCTCCGAGTGCTTCATCCACAAATCCTTTAGGTTGTTTCTTCAACCATCCGCCATAACTGGTATTTGACGACACACGCTTGGCGCCATCCTCACCCACCGACGGACGATCGCCCTGTAATTCCGATCCCGTTGTAAATTGTGGTTTTACCCTGGGGATTGTGGTCGATCTGCAGGACCAGTGCGCGGGTGGTAATGGACCGGCGCCAACCTGGTAGACAATTCCATCACGACTGCCACAAATTAGAGTTGTTCTATTATCAAGCGTTGCGACCCATTCATAACCGTCGAGAATTTCCGAATTTTCCTGATAGACACTTTCTCGGGCCACCGCCGATGCATGATTTGTTACCGTTTTGACCAATGCGTCGGCTTGGCGTCGCTGCAATGTACTAACAATGGCATTAACCTTAGACCCGATTTGTTGTGTGGTATCACCCAACACAACCGAATCGCTAATAACTTGTTGAATCTGTTTTGATTTATTTATTCCGAAATTTCGCAGTGCATCCTCAATATTAATGCCAACCCGACCGACTGCCATCGGTGCCGACTGTACAGCATTTATTAATGCAGCATCGGCCGGCAATGAGAATAAATCACCGGTATTCGTTTTATTAAATAACTCGGTGGAGAATTCCGCCTCACTAATGGCCAAATCATTAGCACCATCGCGTACCTGATCGGATAAATCACCAAATGCAACCGTTGATAAAGCCATGATATCCGTCAAAACAGTCTCCAACCGTTGTCGTTGGAACGTTGTAGGTTCCAATGATAGTCGGGTTGTAATGTCACGTTGTAAACGGTTGAGCGTCTTACGGGCCTGTTGAGACTGCCCTGCGCCATATCGTTGTAAAAACACTTGATGCCTAGTAGCGGCATCGATTAGGAATTGGGTCGAACTCAAGATTTATCCTTTCTATCGAATTGCGAACGGCAAACACCGGCGCGTACATCGCGTTTCGGATATTCTTTATTCATTATAGGATTACTCCTACAGCGATCCATGAAAAAACGTAACCGTTCACCTTTTTGTGGTTTAGGTAGTGGCATCGTCTTCGATCTCAGTAAGATAATATTTTTTTATTTCTCTTACTATATCACCCTCTTTAATTTGAATAGGTTTTACATATGTTTTTAATTCCAAAGTAACGAGTTCATCGACTTTACAATGCAAGGTTAGTTCATATACCTCATCTGGTAAGTCAAGTAATTTTTCTAATTCAGGCCAAAAAGCCATGGTTGTAGTTACTTTACTCATTATATCACCTCCTGGCGTTCGGCCTCACCTTCGATTTCCTCATCGGTACGGTCTTTATCGATCACACCAACATCACGTAGTGATCCGCGAAAATCGGTCATGGCTATAGCACCACGATCCAATGTTTGAATTAAAGCCATTATCAATTGAGGATCGGCGGTTTTCTCATAGAAGTCCTTATTTATCTCGATTTCTGGATCACCTTCACCACCCATAAAATCCATCGCCCATATGAACACTTGAAGGAATGCCGATTCCACATTACCCACAATAGCGCCAAGCTTAGAATTTTGACCAGCGAAACGAATCCTCGCAGCCTCGGCCGTTTCCACCCCCGATGTATCTTGTATGATCCGGGCACCGATCTTGATCATTTGTTGTTCCTTGCGATCCATACCGGCACTAGGCATTTGATTCGGGTCAGCCTGTAATAAATCCGCACTACCGCCTTCGGGTAATAATACAGCCCGACGCGATCCGAGAATGACTCCTTTTTTCAATATAGTATCTGCCCATGATTGAGATAATCCAGCAATTACCGGCGTCGGTTGGCCGACCATGAAACTCGATTCCTCAAAATCGGCACTGTTGCGATAATGTGAGATATTAATTTCAGCGATATCATAGAGTGGTGCTTTATCTGTATTAGCATCGTTATTTTCAGCACCAACAAAAACAAAGGGTATACGATCCCACATAGAACCATTATTTTTACGTGGCGTCATTAACTCAACCAATTCATCATTTTCATTGAGTAATTCTTGAGTATAAACACCCTTAGTAAGTCGTAACACGCGATGATATGTTTTAGTTTCGACTGAGAAACCGTCGGCACTTATTACTTCGTGATCTTCGGCTAACACTACCAATGATAAGACAGTAATGCCGCCAATCGTAGTGGTTCGCCAATTGATCACACATTCGGCTTCATACGATAGGACATTGGCGCGTAAATTAAGGTCTGCTACTTCTGCCTGTGTCAAACCTGGATCGGATGTTGGATAATCAACCAACATTCCGAACCGACCCGTTTTTAATAGATCACCCACCAAACTACGCGCCATTTGATCCAATGTAATACCCGCACCATTAATATTTTCCTCTAAATATTCAATGGTCGCATTAATATCCACAGTAATTGGGTTGCGAAATACCATTCCGAGCATGCCATCCAATGTACTACCTGTGAAATTAACGAAATTGGCACGTTTCAGATAATCACTATATCTAGTGTTGTTTTCAGGTGATATATCATCACGATTCGGTTTTGGTAGGTATTTGGTCCCGGCTTGCTTGATGGCGGTTGATCCATCCACACAATCCCGTGTAGTTTCCCATTGATCAATATTAGCTCTATATTCTGGGTGCTGGTCACTAGCTGGCATAATAGATCACCTTGAAAAATTAACTTTTATTTGTGCCACTGGTTTGATCACTGGCATTGAGAATGCAATCGGATACGTACCCGCATCCGGTAAATGGTCAATATTCGATGTTTTATCAGGTTCCCCATTTTTATCATAGGATAATTGTTCCATACATTTCGCATATTCAGGGCATTTATCATCATTGATTTTTAACATCCCTTTAGAAAATGCGTTATTCGTGGCAATCACTCGATCCCGCACCAATGGATTCGATGGGTTCGCATAGACACTAAAACCGATCGCCTCCAATAATCCGATGTCTGATGTGCTTGCATTCACTGTTTTCCTACTCTTTCCCGATGCATCCGGGTATACTCTGATATGATGTTCGCTGTATCGTTCCCTAATTAGGGCAATCATGGCGGGTGTATCATACACCCCTTTCAATTCATCCACAGCATGCCATACTTGATCATCACCCCGTAATACATACACAACCGCGCTCATATTAGTAACGTTAAAATCCATTCCGATCCGCAATAGTTCTTTTTCCCTGATCGTTTCATTCGATCGATGTGTCACACGATTGTAAGCGTTGTATACCGATCCACTTTGAAGATTAACAAATTTTCCATGTAAATAAGCATTGATTAATTCATCAGGATATGCCTCTAACAATGAATCAATGTAATCATCTGGTAAATTCTTACCATTGTCATAAGTCGATGCTTGAATCAATCCGTAATTCCTGACCAGTTCCGGCTTTTTAAGCACATCCTCCACAAATATTTTATAAACTGATCTGAACCCTTCGGGTGTTGTTGTTACATCCAGGCCATTTTTTACCTTGTCATTATCGACCCACCTGAGTCGAGCAATCATTTTTTTCCAAGCCATCAATGCTTTATCGGTCGGTAATACATCGAGCTCATCGACTAGACCATGACCAATCTTAAAACCGATGATCATTTCGGGATTATCTAATGATCTGCAAATTGTTCTACCGTAATACTTTCGACCCCGATAATAATCCACTTCCTTGTCGCCGGTTTTAACCTTAATTTTAAAACCAAAATTGTGCGCCACTTCCTCCATGGTAGGATAAAATATATCCCTAATATGTGGGTACGTTGGCGCGAAATACCCCTGTGTCACCTGTGGATGCTTGAGAAAATGCTGCGCTTTACCCATGCAACCAACCCAAGTCTTACCACTTCCAAACCCTCCAACAAATCCCCTAAACTTATTAGGCATTTCAAGAAATCGGCCTTGTGGTATATTAGCCCTTGGTTGAAGCATTTTCTACCACGATACGTACCTCTTGAGAATCAGGCACCCGTTCATCCATACCATCACCCGCCTTTACACTGTTCAAATATTTACTATTCCGGCGACCCGCCCGCCATGTTGTGGCGTCATACATCAATCGTGCATATGCCACAGATCCAGCGGTGATGGTCATTACCGGTTCACCTTTAATCATCACCGGTTCACCTTTTACCGTTAATGGTGATTTTGAGTTTTTAAATATATCATCAAGTAATGAATCAATTTCACGATCCGCGCTTATCTCTTGAGCATTAACGTATTGATCATAAAACTTTTTTAATCCCTTTGGTGCATCCACTTCTATTGATTTTGCCAACCATTTATAGATCGTAATCTCGGCCGGTAGACTTGGAATATCACATGCGGCCTTGACTGACCCCAATTCGATCAACCGTTTACAAAATAGATTCCCTTTCGTTGTCGTAAACGTCGACTTACTCATTAATCCGCCTCAATTTCTAACAATACCTTACCAATCAACGTTTGGGCTGGTGTTGCATCCGTATCGCATTCAGTCGACATGGTATAGGGAGAATTTAACACTGTTCCACCAATTACCTTAAACTGAACCGCCATTCCAACCGGTACATCAACCCCATTAATATTTCTAATAGAGGTATTAACGGCCGCATTGCTGAATGTCAAATCACTAGTGGTCGCTTCTGACATAGTGGGTGTACCGGTTAAAAGCTCCCCCTCGTCGAGTTTCCCGACAAACGAAATCGCACCGTTTCTTACTTCCGAAACGGTTTTATCTGGCACTTGTGGTGCTTGACTTGTCATCAGTCCTCTTCCTCCAATGTCCAATGTAATCGATCATCTGGTACCGTATAGTGTAGCCGATTTCCAGA